TAAGTTTACCACCTCCAGCCGTTGCACACCCGAATGTGTCCTGGTCGCTAGGAGTGGAATGTTTATTTAACTTTGTGATTTGTTCATCCAGTCTAGAACCAAACGGAACGCCAGCATCAGCACTTTGTAAGTCATTAAAATATCCGAGTGTCGCCACCGCTGAAGTGACTAACGATGCATTTGCAGAACCTCCAGACATATCAGCACCTTCATCTATGGGAAGTCCTGCGTCTACCCATACGTCTGCCGCTCGTTGTTCAGCCAAAAAAGGTGGACGTATAGCCTGAACGCCCTCTGTAAGTCCTTCAGTACCTTCAGCGCCTGCCGCGCCACCCGAAAGATAGTTAAGATATGAGTTAATAATCGATTTTCCTAATCTAGTGTAGATTGAAACAGCTTTGTTGGTTTTTGGATTTATGACAAATTCATATGACATTTTTCTTGGCATTTTTGCTTTATATATATAACTCTCTTTTTTTTTAAATAGTATTTTGAATAACTAAATCATTATCTTTATTAAAATGAAATCCCAAATCTAGTAGTTTTTCAATTTCACCAGCAATCATATCATTTTTTACTTCGGCATAATCTAAAAAATAGTTATTTTTACACTTAATAAGTCCCTTTTTTGTTATAATATTAAATGCCTTAATTGGTTTAACAATCGGTTCGGTATACTGTGCGTATTCAATATTTTTCCATACAATATCGTCGTATACTTTAGTATTGGAAGTGGCTACAACTCCACAAAAATCATAAAATAAAAACATATTCGGATCTAATTCAATCTTACCAATAATTGGATTTTTATTTTCTAAAATATCTCCTATTTCCAAATTATGTATTTTTTTAAATGTTCCATCGGCCATTTTAAATTTAGTATTCCCCCCAAACCCATGCTCTAAAAAGACAACACCTTTAGAAAAATTATCAGATTCTTCTTTTCCATTATTCCATAAACTTAATATTAAGGAATTAATTGTTTTATTTATAAAAACATTTCTGCTCTGACTATAATCGATAAACGTAAGACCTCTTATACTAATAATACTACTACTGGTTGATATCCCATATATAAATTCTGGCTTACACGACGTTTCGACCGAAAGCGTAGAATCCTTTATATATATAGAATGACCGTTTTCTATAACTTTAGATTCGCCGCTGAGATAAACTCTATTCTTATATAAATATAGTGGGTGATAATTAATCATTTTTTGTAAACAAATTATTTTACTGTCATCTTCTAAAACCATTCCTATTTTTAAATTATTTATATGAATTTGGCTCGAATTTTTTAAAAATATTGACGTTAATCCCAAAAAACCACGCATATTACTTTTAAAATAAATCAAGGTTTTTTTTTAAAAAAAATAATGAAATATATTAAGGATTAAATGCAATCTAAAATAACCATTAAATGTTTAAACGAAGAACTACAAATGTTTTATATACCTTTAACAATCGAACCACAAAATAAAATTACCCTTTTAGCTGCCGACGACATCGATATTAAAACGGGTGAAAAAATGCTTATTGATTTAAAAGTTGAACTTGATTCTGATATTCCCATCCTTATTTATCCAAATAATTCGCTTAATGATACCCCTTTAATATCAGTTAATTTAAGTAACGTATATGATAATGACAATAGTTTATCTTTATTTAATAATCCTAACAGGGAAACTTATAAAGAGTTTGTAAATGCTGGGATAGATTCTTTTAAAACAGATATTCTTAAACAATTAACAAAGAAAAGGTCAAATGATATAATTATAAATAAAATTTTAGACAAAGTAAAAGATCAAAGAATCACGAAAGGAACTCCATTATTTGACATTTATTTATCGAATTTCCAGCCATTTACAGTAGAATTAAAATAACTTATATATATAAGTTATATGGAAAGTAATCTAAAAGTAGAAAAGGCAATAGAAGCATTTATTTCTATTACGGATATGATACTGGTTTTCAGAGAGATGAAACCACTTAGCCCCGAAAATACAAAAATAATTAAAAGAAAATTTTTAAAATTTTATGCAACCCCCCACACCGAAAGACCTTATGGTTTTACAACAGATAATTTATTAAATGCTATACGAAATCCTCGCAAACATTTATTAATGGATTCGATTGGGGGCGCAGCTGCTATGGGATGGATTGCTGAAAAAAATATTCAAAATCTAGCAGCTCAACGTGTTGATAATATTATTAGCGACGAAGGTTCGTCTATAATTTGTAAAAAAAATTCCCGAGGAGTTAAATTTAATACTGCTCCTAATTTTCGCAAATGCAGTCATTTATGGCCAAATTATCCTTGTTATAACAATCATAATGAATCGTGCGAAGATGTAAGTGGGACAACTAATTTAGACCCAATTGATGATATTTTATATGGTGTAGGTGAAGCTTATGTTTTGGTTACAAACATACTGGGTAAATTCTTAGGATGTTCACCTTCTAGCAAAGAAAGCGAAGAAAAAACAATCGCATGGATTCGTAATTATGGGACCACGATTAGCCCCGTTCCGTCCCAATTAACCACATTAGACACCGCTAGATTTGTTGGACCGGTATTAAATACAGTAAACGATTATGCTGCAAATACTATCAATAATTGGTTACAAAACAGAATAACTGGTGGAGGAATTAGTAATTCGTTGGGTAATGGACAGTATCTCCACATAATAAATCCTAAAACAAATAAAAAGGTATCTATTTTTAGCGAAAAAGGTCGTTCTATATTACAAAAATATATGAAAAAAATTACGTAAATTTGATATTAAGTATATTAATTAATATTAAATTAATGATTAATCTTCCAAAAGAATTAATAAGAGAAATTTCCGAAAGAGGTTCTATTTATGAAGAATATATTTTAATTAATACAAATAAAAGACATTTTGCTATTTTATCCAATAAGTTTAAAACAACGATTGCATGTATAATAAAAATACAAAATTTTTATAAGAATAATTTACCCTTATTTCCAGAAGTAAAAAAAATAGGACAATTTAATATTGATATTACTAAAAATAAGTTAGTCCGTATTTATATAGCTTCTTACCCATATAATTTATTACTAAATTATCCTGAATTTTTCACTAAAAAAATATCAGATAGTATTTTTATGAGCGAAGAAAAATTATCAGGATTAAAATCAAAATTAAAAAACTTACCATTAATAAAATATAGGACCATGAGGGATATAAAAAATTTCTTGATGAATAAATATATAACTGTCGAAGACATATTATATACTGGTTGGTAAATTTAATTAGGTGCGTCGCCAACCATTTTATTATCAGTTTCAGATAAAATCATATCATCTAAGGCTTTTCCAGGAGCAACTAATGGTGTGCACATATCGGGTTCTATAATACAATTTATTAACACCGGTTCATTTAAATTTATGTTTTTTTCTATATCCTGAATATTATTTTTTTGTAGAATAATATTTTTTATACCATAAGCATCTGCTAACTTATTATAATCTGGGTTAAAATTATCGGTGGAGATATATTTTTTATCAAAGAATAATTTCTGCCAAATATGAACCATCTGTTGTCTAGAATCATTCATTATAAACATTTTAATAGGTAATTTGTGTTCTGCTACCGTTGCCAGGTCGTTACTAGTCATATTAAATGAACCATCTCCATCGATTAAAATGACCAAATCGTCTGGTTTATATAACTGAACTCCAATCGCACTTGGGAGACCAAATCCCATTGTACCAAGAGAACCCGAAGTAATTATCCGACCAGGTTCTTCCCAACGATAAAATTGAGCGGTATACATCTGGTGATTACCTACACCAGTAGTTATATAAGGTTTTTTATCTCTGGTATACTTATAAATCTCACTGACCACTTCTTGAACTTTCAGTTTTTTTGATGAAGGAGTATACGTAAATGGGTTGTTTTTTTTTAAATTTAAAACTTCCTTATTCCAATTCGCTATATTAATATTAGTTTTATTGACCTTATAATTTATTTCTTTAAAATAGTGTTTACAATCCCCTAAAAAGGATAGGTCCGTTTTAACAGTTTTATCAATTTGACTTGCGCTAATATCAAAATGAACAATACCACCTCTGTTTTCTTTAGAGGCCTGTTTTGCTTTAGGGGCATAATATAATAAGTTACCTGTAGTCCGGTCATCAAATCTGGCCCCCACCGCAATAATTAAATCAGCTTTTTGAATAGCTTTATTGGCATATACAGAACCATGCATCCCTAACATATGTAAACTATTATATAGTGTTTCGTCCCCAATACCCATTCCATGTATAGTTGTAGTAAAAGGTATATCAGTTTGTTTAATAAATTGTCTTATTTCATCTACTGCCTCCAAAGCACCTTGGCCTATATATAAAATAGGTTTTTCCGAAACATATAGGAGATTAATGAAATCATCAATATTAGTATTTTTATATTTTTTAATTTTAGAAGTAAGACCAATATTTGATAAATAGTTTCTTTTTTGATTAGAAGTGATTGTTTCGGTCAAGACGTTTTTAGGTAAATCAATAAAAACCGGTCCTTTCCTCCCCGACATAGAAACTTTATAGGCGTGTTCCATTACATCGGGAATTTCGTTTACATCATTTATTCTATAATTCCATTTTGTACAGGACTTAGTTAGTTCAATACTAGGAGCTTCTTGAAAAGCATCGGTCCCGATCATATTTGTCGAGACTTGCCCTGATAGCGCGATAAGAGGAGTCCCATCAGACAAAGCATTTTGCAGAGGAGTTATTAAATTAGTAACGCCTGGGCCACTTGTAGTAATAATTATACCAGGTTTTCGGGAGACTTTCGCATATCCTTCAGCACTATGCCCTACACAGAGCTCATTTATATTTTTTATGTATTTAATTTTAGAATTATTATAGCTGTGAAATTTATCAGTTAAAGGTAGAACCGCGCCACCTGTATAACCGAATACATGCTTAATACCCTTGGATTTAATAAAATTATAAATTGCGCTCGCACCTGTCTGATTTATAAAACGGGGCATTTATAATATAACATATTCATCTTCATGTTTATTATTATTTATTTCAAATTTTTTTTTTATATATTTTCTTATTGTATCAAATAAGCTCCAAAAGCTATAAAAATAAACCCATTCATGATAACAATTACCGATTTCTAAGCACCTTGTGCAACTTCCATTATTATAAGTATGTATTCTACAAGAAGGATTATTTTTATTATTTTCATCGCGCTCCACGCCACATTTTAAACATTTCATTATATTTAATATAATTTTTTTATATTTAAAATAAAACGTATATTATAATTTAATGCCTTTATACATTTGCCCTCGTTGTAGATATAGCACGCCAATAAAAACTCATATCAAAAATCATTTTAAAAGAAAGAAAAAATGTAAAGCAATCTACAACGATATTAGTACCACATATTGTTTAGAAGAACTCGATAAAATCAAGTATCGTAAATCAAAAAGTAGTGAAACAATCATGATAGAGAAAAAAAAAGAAAAACCTATAACTAAAATTACCTCCTCCTCCTCCTCTTCCGCTTCGTCACTACAAAAAAAAGAATTTATTTGTCAAAGATGTGATAAATGTTTTACAAGAAATGATAATATGAAGAGGCATTCTCTAATATGTAAAATAGAAAAGACTACTAAAGTTCACGAAAAAAATACTTATACGAAAAGCGAAGTTGCAACTCTTGTTGAAAATATGAACCATGAATACGATAAAAAGGTTAAAATAAACGAGGCAATTATAAACGAGCTTCGTCATCAAGTAAATCTATTAATGCAAAACCAAGGAAGTAATATAACATATAACACTAATATTATGCTAAATGCCTTTGGGAAGGAAAATACTAAATATATAGACGACCAACTTATAAATAAGCTTATTGACCAAGGCCCTTTAAACAGTATTTCTTTACTTTTAAAACATATACATTTTAACCCAGACCATATAGAAAATCATAACATTAGAATACCTAATAAAAAAGATAAGTTTGCGAAAATATTTAACGGACATGACTGGCAAATATCGGATAAAAAACAAACAATCGACCATATGACCGACAACGCATACGCTATGATAAATCAACACTATATTAAGGATAATAAGCACATGGATAGCTTCATCGATAAATATGATTCTGAAGATTCCAAAATAAATAAAAGAGTCCATAGCGATACAGAAATTATGATTCTAAACAATCAAACAAAAAAAGGGTAAGTTTTTAATTGTAATGTTTTTTTTTTTCATATAACTTTTTATTAAAATTTTTTTCTCCCCCCCTGAAAATATAAGGAAAAAAAGAGTATAAGTTTTTTGAGCTAATGAATATAAGTTTTTTGTCAAATAAGAAATAGGTTAATTAGTCCGATTAATTCGGCCAACATTAACAAATACGGTTAGGAGGTATGTAAATATAAGTTTTTTTGTATTTAGGTGAGGAGAATTAGCCAACGCCGCTATTATATAAAAGACTATTTTTACAACTAAACATAGTAAAAAAATTTACTTACTCAAAATGTTAAAAAATTATAGAAAAATTATATTTTAAAGCTCCTGACACCAAGGAGGTTGTATCGACTGTAATTTTAAAAAAATATTAGGTTATGTAATCAATATTTAAAAAAATAGTCAAAATCATATAAACCCTCCTCAAAAACTACAATTTCCTCCTCAATCGGTCAACTCCCTCAATTTTGATAAATTAGCCTTAAAAACGGGCATTACTAATTGTCCTGATTTAATATTAAATACGATGTATCGGGTCCTTGTATTGTATTGTTTTTTTATATTATTTAAAAAAGAGGGTTTTTTAACAAAAAAAAAAATGAGTAAAAAACTTATATTTATAAGTTTTAGAATAAATAGCATTATTACTAATACATATGACTGCTATTGAATTATAAAACATTAGGAATTGTAGTAAATCACATTTTAGGAAAATGAGTGAAAAATGAGGGAAAAATAGGGCAAAAAAACAATAAAAAACATAGCAACCTTAATGGTGGTTTACAGTTTTTTTTATAAAAAGCACCTAAATATTGCTTAAAATTATAAATATAAGAAAAGTTATAAGTTTTTCTTATAAATATAAGAAAAAAATGTGTTTGAGTGAAGTAAATATAAGTTTTTTATAATTAAAAGGAATCGTTAATATATTCCCTCATTTCTCCTAAAAACTCTTCACTATTTAAGTAGTTGATGTATTCCTCTTCGGCAGACCTCTCATATTGGAGATGTAATTCCGCCTCGCACATGTCTCCCCAATAATCTTTTAGTCTATAGTTAAAATTATATCTATGTGTATCGAGTTGAGTGGGTTCAAGAACTTTATTTATATAATTAGTGCAAGAAACTCTATATAAATCTTCAAAATCTAAATAATTTAATACAATATGTCCTAAATTATTCATGACATTCGCAAATAGAGGCATTTTAAAATAAATAATAAGCGTTATAAACAGTATCAAATTTATATTTTTTCTTTGCAATATGTGTAATTAATAGCAGTTAAAAATTTATTATTATTGCATACTTGTTTAACCAAAGTAGTAATCCTTAATTATTGAATTATTAATAAATTTCAAATTAATATTTATATATTGTAAGTCCTATATTCATCTAAAAGTTTTTTTGAAATAAATTCATATTTCATTAATGTCTCAAGAGCTTTATAATCAGTATTTTTATAAAATTCTAGAAGATTTTGTATCGCTTTTTTTGATAAGTGTTTGTCATGCTTATTTTTATTTTCTCTGAGTTTTGGAATTTTATTTTTTTTACCGATTATATTGTCTAATTTTTGTACATCATTAATCATATTTTCCTGAGAACCTACAAATAAAATGTTTTTACAGTTTTTTTCTATAAATTCACCATTATATAAATACCAACCAATACCTTTAAAAATATGTTCTATATTACTATACATTAACTCTAGTGCTAATTTTTTTTCTTCTTGATTTTCGCTTGTTATTGATTCTGCTAAATAATTAGGATTTTTAAAATAATTAACAAGATAATCATATCTTTTTGTAAAAGTGTAACCTTTTTTTATTTTAAATTTTATCCTATATGGTGAAAGACAATTAACTAAATTTAAATTTTTTATGTCAATATTTTGAATATCAAAGTTTATTATATCATAAACAAAATAAAACGCAGAGACAAACCTTTTTAGAGGATTTCTTATCCAAATAATATATTTTTCATTTTGTATATAATTTCTGTGATGATGATACTGACTTAAATTAAAATTCTTTGTTAGAAATGAACCACCGGTTTTTCCAATATGTATAAATTTTAAATTTAAATTATTAAAAATAAGTTTATTTACTTTATAATGAAATTTTTTATTATATCTTTTATTTTTTTTGTATGAACATTTAAAAAAAGGTTTAATTATAGTTCCTCTTACGGGATATTTATAAAAAATATTATAAATTTTTTTATCATTATTAATTAAATCTTGACATAAAACATGTAACCAAAAATATGTATTTATTTCATTACTGCTTGCCTTTCGACCTAATCCTATAGGCAATAAACCGCCAATATTTTTATTATTTTTACAATATTCTACTATTTTTTTTTTAAGTTTTTGAGTAATGTAATTATTTAGATTAGAATAAATAAAATAACTAACAAATTCATTACCTACTCTTTTTTTATTTTGTTTAGATTTTTTGAAACAAAAAAAATCATTTATAATAAATTTATGCAACCATTTATCTAAAGGCATAAAACAAAATGTAGTAGAATCACACCAGCAACCCCCATATTTTTCAAGTAAAAATATTCTTACTATATCAGAATAGGCTGTTTTAGTTATATTAATTTCATCAATATCTGGTATTTCCCTTTTAATATCAATATATTCATGTAAATTACTATCATCTAATTCTATTATGTCCCAATCAGGATTTTTAAATTTCCACGATAAAAGACATCGCTTTACTACAAAAGGTGCATTGCAAAATCCTTGAGCCCAATAAATAAATATTTTTTTAATCATTTAATATAAGTAATGTTTTTAATAAACGCTGGGTTTTTTAAAAATAGGATTTATAACCTATAGCATAATTAGGGGTATATAAAATTTGATTAAAAAGTGAACCACTTTTCATAAAATAATAAATACTTTAATGGAGGTATTGAGTCTTTTTAATTCGGATACTTGTCCAAAAAGCGATGTTGACCCACTAAGAGATTTAACGGCATTTCCTGATATTTTAAACCATATTAAACGAAAAAATCCTATGTATGATAATTATTATGAAGCAAAAGATGCACTTATGAAAGTTTTAGAGGAGAAGAAAAATATTATCGCTGGAGTTATCGAAAGACGTGGGACAAAATGTGCAATTTATTTCCGTAAGCAACAAAGAGGAGAAACACAAAGAGGATGTTTTATACGATTTGTCGATAAAATTAAAAATAAAAAAAATAGGGATTTATTTATTAAAATTGTTGTTTAATAATTAATATAAACTCCCATCTAATTCATCTTCTATGCTACCATATAGATAAGATGTTCGATTAATGGAAACTCCCGTATAAGCAATATAGGTACTATCTCTCCCATATTTCGTTGGTTTAAAAATCGAGTTTAAAAATGTATTAAAATCTTTTTTTACCATACATGAAGGTACGGGATGCAATTCACTTTGTTTCATCCAATAAATGTAGTCTTTATATATTTCATTTTGGCTTGCTGCCGCGTAATTATCAGGGGTATATAGTAGTCTTGATTTGACATACTTAATAGTTTCTTGATCTTGGTGATTTTCAATTAGAGAGTTATACAAATATAGGATAATTTCGTGTTGACGAGAAATAATACGACTACTACGTTCCATAGTAGTTTTAATTTGTCTAAAATTGTTCAGTTTTGTATTTACTGCTTCTATAGATTCTTCTATAAATGTATTCACCACACCTTCTTGGTTTAGTGATTTTGTTTCCATATTAGATAAAATGCCTTATACTAAAAGAAAGGTATCCTATCTTAATCAAATTTTTTTAATACATTAAATTAATCTAAACACTAACGCGGATATAATTACTAATGAGAACTTTCACAAAATTTATTGGCGCCAATTGTAGATATGGTCAACGAAAAAAGGGTGTTGAATTGGGCGCCGCTACTTTGATGAAATATACAGATAGGGAGTTAGAGATAGACTATATTAATAATTTCGCAGAAGATGGATATTTAGAACTTTTTAAACTACACAACAAATACGTAAGTGATGGTTTCAAACCTTTAACTATTGGGGGGGACCATTCAATATCACTATCGACTGTAGCATCTTCAGTCCATAAATACAAAGAAGACTTGACTGTTGTTTGGGTTGATGCGCATGCCGATATTCATACATTGGCCTCGTCATGTACTAAAAATTTACATGGTATGCCTTTAGGGTGTCTATTAGGGCACGACAATATATATAATTTACCAGAAATTAAACCCGAGCAAATTGTTTATATAGGTCTGAGAGACCTTGACCCATATGAATCCGCAATTATAGAAGAATTGGGTATAGAGCGATATGATATGGAATATTTAAAAGATAATTCATTAGAAGATGTTCTAACAAATATCTATAATAAATCAGGAGCTATTCATTTAAGTTTTGATATAGATGTCCTCGACCCAAAATATATAGCTTGCACGGGTACACCGGTGGAGGGTGGATTAACGTTTAATGAAGGAAAAAAAATAATAAATAAGTTGTTACCAAAGATAGTAAGTGCGGATATAGTAGAGTTTAATCCAAAATTAGGTAACCATGACGAAGTTTATAGAGACGCTATTTTAATTAATAAGCTAATATCTTTACTTGATTGATTTAACAGAGTTTGTTAATTTACTTTTTTTCCAAATTTGTTTCTTTTTGCTATTATCTACTATTTTATTTATATTTTCAACAACAGAGGCAGGTGAATAAGTAGTAGGAGAAAGAGTGTCCAATTTTTTCACCCGCGCAATATTTGTATTAACTTCGAGAGTTTTGTTATTATTTTGCATTTTAAATAATAATAAAAAATTATTTTTATATCAAATTTTTTTATAGTATGTATTTATTATTTTTCGACCCAGAGGAGAATTAGTTTTGGTTCTTTTATTGGTTATTGGATTAATTATAAATCTATAAATATTTTTACTCAATTTAGATTCAGCCTTTATCCATTTTGCAATATCTATATTTATACTAGCCCTTTTCCAGAAGTCCATATTAAATTTATTTTTTGTTAATTTTTCAAATTTAGTTTTTTCCCAAATACTATCATCAATACAAGCTTTTGTAAAATCAAATGAAGGAGTATCTTCAAAAAACTTATAACCATAAGATAAGGCTATTTTATGTTTAGAATAAGTATTTCTCCACAAAGGTTCTTGTGCTGTTAAAATATCCCTGATATAGTCGCCATCACCAACTACTCCTCTTACTATCCATTCATCTATTATGGATAAATCCGTTTGATAATTATGTTTAATAGTCCTATCAATACTACTTATCAACTCAATAATATATAATACTGAGGCGATTGCCTCAAGTTGAATAATTTTTTTATTTTTAGAACTGCGAGTTTTTTTATATTTTGTTTCCAGATAACCTAAATATATATTTAAATTAGCAGCAGAAGCAACCCATTCACAACGAGATAATGAATGATTATCACTGCCCTTCATGGTATTAACAACATGTATAACTTCGTGGGCAGGAATAAGTTTGTTTCTCCAACTAAAATGAAATTTAGGGTCAACGTTTAAAAATTCCGATTGTTCGGTATTTTCGCTAAAATACCTATTCCATCTTTCGAATATATTTTTCCGAACGGTATTAGTATTTTGCTGTGGGTAAAATGTAGTAGGTCCGATAGAAGAAACAGCCCAAGTAATAGAATCATGTGGAGTACAACCAAAATGATTATGTTGAACAATTTTTTTAAGCCGGCTATTTTTTTTTAAACCTAATATAACCTTTGAATAAGCTTTCATATGTTTGTTGCAATATTTTTTACTAATAATAAGCGATTTTGGGGTGGGGAGCTTTTTAAAAAATGTTTTTTTAGTTAATTCAGAAGACCAATAATAACTAAGATTTCTATAAATAATAGGTAATTTATCACCATATAGAGCGATAGCCTTTTTCAAATAAAGCGCCTGTATCCACGATAAAGTATTTTTTTTTTTAGGTATATTTGTAAAAATAGCTTTCTCCGAATTAGCTTTATTATTAAAAACTAAAAAATGAATATTACAAATAGTCTTATTTAAGTTATTCATTACTTATAATATAGCGCGATATAATTATTGATATTAATTTAAAGTATAGATATAAATATAAATATAATGACTTTTATTGTATCAGTTGAAGGTAATATTGGTTCAGGGAAATCAACATTTCTTAAACATCTAAAAAAATATTCACAAAATAATGAGAAATATAATATTGTATTCGTTCAAGAACCTGTAGATGAGTGGAATAATATACGAGATTCTACTGGTAAAAATATTTTAGAAATGTTTTATGCCGACCAAGAGGCAAATTCATTTAGTTTTCAAATAATGGCTTATATTACCAGATTAAAAAAACTATTGGACGTTATAAAAAATGGAGAAAATCAATTAATCATATGCGAAAGGTCATTAGAAACAGATAAATATGTATTTGCTAAGATGTTATATGATAGTAAAAAAATAAGAGAAATTGATTGGGTAATTTATAATTATTGGTTTGATACATTTTTGGAAGAGGTAGAAACAGATATGACAATATATATTAATACTTCTTCTGAAAATTGTTATAATAGAATAAAGAAACGCAGTCGGTCGGGCGAAAGTAGCATTCCTATAGAATATTTACAAGATTGCCAACGATATCACGAAGATTGGTTAAAAGAAATTAATATTAATGTAAAAACTATAAATGGTAATACTGAGATTACAAGTGAAGATAGTTACATAAATTTAGTCAAAAATACTTTGGAATTAATAAAAAATAGATATAAGTCAATCGCATCTATGTAGTCTCATATGATTAATGCAATAACCTTTTTTACATTTATTACAGGTTGTAAATTTTGATTTTTTACAATTTTTAATAGAACAATATTTATGAGGATGAATCTTAATACAATTATTATCTAAATGACAGGATACAGTTTCATTAGCATTATTTTTTATTCGTAAAGTTTTATTACACATAGGACATTTAATAAATTCAATAACTTTATCTTTAATATGACAATTGTGAGCAGATTCCTTAATATGTTCCTGGCAAAAAAACTCTTTGCATTTATCACATTTTGTAGGACAGAAATCTAGCACATTACATATGGAACAGCTTTTTCCAATATGGTCAAATTCCATAAGTATAATAAAAAGATATTTTTTTATTTAAAATCAAATTAAATTTATTTAAACCTATACGGTCATTATTTATTTAAAATGGAAGCTCCGTATATTTTAAGTGAACATTCTGATTTGGAAACTTTTGAAATAAGAAACCCTATAAAAAAAATCAGGTGTATGAATTCAAATATTTTTTGTATGTCAAATACTATTTTTTTAGTAATGATATTTATTCAAGTAACAACAATATTTTTATTTGGTATAGTGTATTTAAATGATTTAAATACCTTAATTAAAGATGCTAAAGTAAATATGGCAGATTTATCAAAATTATTACCAGAAGTTGCGGATGTATTGGGTATTGTAAAGCAAATATGTGAAGCCCCCGAATATGCTCCATATTGCCAAGCAAATAATTTTAAAAAGTTAAATATTACCTATTTTTAATTGGATAGTGTATACGTCAAAGAAGAAAGTAGTATATTAACAATTACTAAATTAAATTTAATAAAATTTGATTTATTGATAAGGTGCAACAATAATTATTAGAAACCAAAATGTCTCTTGTTTGGAATTATATAGGATATAACCGTAATCTAAGAATTGAGTATGGTGAAAATAGTTCATACATAATATTATTAAATAATAAGAGTTATTTTTTGGAAAAGACTAATCTGGCGACATTAAGTAAAATTATAGGAGGCATATTAAATAAACCTGGTATACAAATGGATAAAATAAGCGGAACGAATTTATTATATATGAAAAATAAATGATATAAATAATAATATAGTTATATACACAATGAAGGTTGATTTAGAGGAAGAACTTTTTTTATCTTTAGAAAAGTATTATGGAAAACCAAAAATAAAAAATAGAATAAAATATAAACGAAAATATCGATATAAATGTTTAATATCAAAATATATTTCTAATTACGTAAAGTCTTGGGATAGATTTTCAGAGTTATTTGAGAGATATAAAATTGACTAAATATTAACAAATACATTATCTATACTTGATGAAGAAAAAGGTAATGTATAATTACTGGGTGCATTTAGAATAATTGAAAAAGAAGTATATAAAAAACAATAAGTAAATATTATAAATAATATGGATAATGTATTATTAATTATAAAAATATTTGGATTGAGCATATAAATAAATATTTTTATTTATTTGTTTAAATAGATTTTTAAATAAAAAAATTTATATTTTATGTTTTATTGTTATGGACGCCTGGGTATTAAATTGGCAGGTGTCAGCGGTGGTGGTTTGGGAGCAGGTGGAACTAATATTTTTTTTTGTTTTAATATATTTGCTAATTTTCCCTTTCTATCACGTCCAGATTTATTATCAAATATGTTTACCGTCATGTGTCTTTTATAAAATGTTTTAAAATTTTTCCAAGCTTCAGCTTTATTTTTTTTGTTTTCTTGTATTAAAATTTTATATGATTTAGTATGTGGAGGAAATAGGATATTACCTGGTTGTTTCTTACCAAATCGAAGTTTATACATATTAAAAAGTGTTGAAATTGGTAGTTGTTCTTTTTGAGGTCCGCCTCCTTTTTGTTTTTTTGATGTACTTCTTTGGTTCTTTTTTACCATTATATAATATATTTATATTAAACAGAATTAAATTTTAAGATAAATAATAAAATATTTATTTATATTAAATGGGTGATAATGGAAGTGGTAGTGGAAGTGGTAGTGGAAGTGGTAGTGGAAGTGGTTATGAAATTGGAAGTGGAAGTGGAAGTGGAAGTGGTAGTGGGAGTGGATGGTACGCACGTAATCCCGTAACAAGAAATTTTAATTTAAGAATTTTGGGTGAAAATGATGAAACGCATTTTGATGCATATGCGGATATTTCCGGAAAAAATTTTGATACTAATAATATTTCAGGGGGCGTAACCTTTGCGAATTTAAGTGGATTTTTAGTTATACCTGGTGTGGATGTCTCTGGGCGCGACGGCGAGCAATACAACCCCGATTTATCTGGATACAAACAAATAAGATGGTTTGAAATTCGAGTAAATGGTAGTGGTGGGAATAATATTTCAGATGCATCTGGCTACAATGATTTTGTTGCTGAAATTAGTCATATATTTAATTTTTCGGAAGGTGGAATTTCAGGTGAACCAGTAAAAATTGAGTTAAATTATAATGACGTATCAAACAATATTGTATTTGCTACTGATATATCAGGAGTTACTGATGGTGGTAGTGGAGATTTTAATGGGGACTCTTTTTTTAATGATATGCGCATATACACACCAGATACTGAAATAGTATTATTTAAAGGTTTTGGTTGGGGCGAGACGAATGGTGCGTTTATTGACCACAACGATGATCCAGATTACTCAGACACCTTGCAATCATATATATCCCTAAGCATAAGCGGGGAAGCGGCTGTTCCTAGCAATTTAGGAGGTGATGGTAGCGGAAACCCATATTCATATTATTTAGGTGTAAGTGTACACGATAGTCTTAGTTACTTTGAGGAGGAGCTGCCAGAAAATGTATCAGGGCTGCAAGATATATCTCTTGACAAATTTGAGGAGGTGGCGAGTGATGAGAGCGGAAGCGGAAGTGGAAGTGGTTATGAAGCTGGAAGTGGGAGTGGCGTGTTTGGTGATGAAACTGGAACTGGAAGTGGAAGTGGAAGTGGAAGTGGAAGTGGAAGTGGAAGTGGAAGTGGTGATGACGGCGACGAAGAAGGTAATATATGTTTCTTAGGAGTAGAAAAAGTTGAAACAGACCAAGGGAAAATAAAATTTGAAGAACTGAATTTATCAAATACTATTAATGGAATTAAGATAAAAAAAATAACAAAAGTGATTAATTCTGAGGACAGTATTATTTTTATCCATAAACACGCTTTTGATAAAAAAATGCCAAATAAAAATACCTATATGGGAAGAAACCACGGTATTTATTTAGACGCCGATTTTATTGAAAAACATAACCTTAAGTATCAGGAACATCCTTTACTAAAAAAAGTAGAAGGCAAAAAATTAGTAAGAGGTAGAAATTTGGTTACTTTAAAAAATGTCCAGGAAATATTTAGAAAAAAAGATATATTATATAATATATTATTAGATAAACAGGAAGGAGAAACTATGATTGTAAATAATATGTTGTGTGAAACGCTCAATGCTAGTGATGAGAGTGTACAAAAATTTATATAAATTAAATTTAATAAAATTTAAAAGTATGATAAGTAAAAAAAATATTTTTACTTATATATATATATATTAATGTCTATTAATATTTTTATAAAAAATATGGTTGATTTAGTATGCAGTCGCTGTTCTCACCAATTTCCACGAGATAATAATTTATGGCATCATAATGGAAGATTTAATAATTATTTACAATCAGATATAAAAATTGATGAAATTTTTTTTACAAATTATTTTAACGATATTGAACATGGATTTTTTCATGCTTTTTGTTGTTGTTATATTTCTTATATTTTAACAAATTATAACAACAAAAAAGTCGGATTTAGTAATAGTGATTTTATTAAAACAAAAAGAACGGATAGAATGAGACTGCACAATTTTAAAGAAGATAAACACCCTCTTAATATTAAATTAATAGCCTCTTTGCTATTACATGATTTTTTAAAATGTAATGACTTTTCACAAGAAGAACACGATAAAATGCTAAAAAAATATTATTCTAAATTATTACCAGAAACATATTATCATTCTAATCCAGCATCTGAAAATGAAAATAAACTGCTAATAAAATGTGATAGAATGGAGCTAAGAAGATATAGTGATTATAAAGAATGGGTAGATAAGAGGCACAAAGATTTATACGATGAGCTTAATGAAGAGCAACGAAATTTAATAGAAGAATTTTATGAAAATATAAGGCCTACTTTAGAATATTTTTATAAAAATAGAAATGAAATTTTTATCAGACATGGGTTAGAAAAGGTTAAAAAAGCAGATTTTAAAGGTAATTTCCCTCCTGAAAATTCATTTTTAAATTTTTCAGGAAAAAAGAGTTATCCTATAGAAACAGATAGAATAAATAATCTTAAACCAATTAATAAACATAAATTTTATAAAAAAATTGATAAAATTGGCAGAATTAAAAAAGAACTAAGAAATAAACCTGAATCTGTGGTATATCCACATGAAACTTTTAATTGTTCTAACCATGAATGGCACGCGACTTGGGGAAAAGTAAAAGGATTTATTACCTATAAAGATTTAATAGATAAGGGTGGAGAAATAATTCATTCTGAGAGAAGAGAACATCTATATGCAAATTCCGAAATAAATATAAAAAATTGGAAATTTATATACAATAGCAATATAGATAAAAATAATTCTCAAATTAAAAGTTTAATAGAAAATAACATAAGTATTATTTCACAAGAACTTTTATATAATTTTATGGGCTTAGTCAAAATACTCCAAGATAGAATGGTTTTATTAAGAAAAACGTAATGAGCAAATTTTAAATTAATAAGGATTTTACAGATAAATATCCGAATTCTTTCATATAATTTTTATTAAATCTATCTTTATAATGACGAGTTTTATTATAATTATTAAATCAATCTTCGTATTTGAAATATCTAAAAGTTTTTAAATAATTTTGATACTTTTGGTATAACATATTTAGTAGCTTTAGAATATAAATCAAAATCTTCTTTATAATAATTAACTAATTTATCGTCTGAAAATATATTTTTATCTTTAATTTTATTTATAATTTTGTCTGTAAATACTTTATTATTATTAGGACAGGAAGGTGTTTTGGGCAATTTATTTATTATATTTAAGTCATAGATATGTTCAACATTAATATTTTTAATTAGTAAACTCATCGATGTTAAATGTTCATCTTTATTATTTAAAATATAATCTATTAAATTACCATTTTTATAAGCGTTCATAAAATTTCTTGTTTTTTTGTTATTTCTTTGTAATATCGTATTTAAACCAGAATAAAATCTTTTTTTAGGGTCTCTTACAAAACAAATTTTAGTATATTTTTTTTCATTTTCATTTAATTCAGTATATAATTTTTCTCTATAATCAATAAAATTTCTTATAGATGTAGAACCACACTTAGTAATAAGCAATATATTAATTTTGAATTTGTCATTTAGTATACAAATTGTGTTATTTGAGTAATTAGTTTTGTTATTTATATTCCAAAATAAATGTCTATTTGTAAGGTTAATCTTCATATAATAAATCAATATTAAATTTGATTTATTTTATTTAAATATAGGTGTATAATAAAAATGTCTCTGAAAATACCACAGAATGACTGGAATGAATTTTTCACAAAAAATAAAAAAGAATTGACAAATATAAGCAAGCAATTGAACGAAGCCGGCGAAACTCATCAAGGTGTTAAAATATTCCCTTCGAAAGAAAAGATGTTTGCTGCTTTCGAAAATTGTAGTTTAGAAAATACAAAAGTAGTTATAATAGGACAAGATTGTTATCATGGACAAGACCAAGCGAATGGTATGTGTTTTAGCGTTAATAAAGGAATGAAACATCCTCCTAGTCTTAGAAATATTTTAAAAGAAATAGAAAGCGATTTGGGCGATAAAAGAGAATCAAGTGATTTTACAGATTTAGCTAATCAGGGCGTGTTATTGTTAAATTCTTCTCTCAGCGTTCTGGAAAAATGCCCAGGTAAACATATGGATATTTGGGTAAATTTTACGGATGATGTAATCGAATACTTATCTAAAAATAAAGAGGATTTAGTATTTATTCTTTGGGGAAATTATGCGAAATCAAAAAAAGAATTTATCTTTGGAAGTCATTTTATACTAGAAGGTACACATCCAAGTCCTTTAGCTGCAAATAGAGGAGGATTTTTTGGAGGTAAATATTTCTCTAAGACAAATTATTATCTTAAACAAATAGGAAAAGAAAAAATAAAGTGGTTATAATTCTTCTAGGGTTTCTGTACCGAATGATATATAAATTTAATATGGAGTGGTGTGATTTTTTTTACCAAATGTTGTAATGGCCCGCTTATATTGAATGTTAATCATTTTAAGGATCAATAAGATATTAAAAAATAGATTTTTCCTAGTTTTTATGTTTATTAATATGAGGGTATTTAATATAATTATTTTTGTCGTAATATTTATCAATAAATTTATATATTTTTTCTTCTTTATCTAAATCAGAAGTGTTTAATATCAATAACCTATATGGATTATTTTCCCTAAAAAAGTTTATAATATTATTAATGTGATTTTGATAAATAGTTATATGTTCTATTTTATTATTTTCATTCGGATTATAATAACCATATATAACCAATCTCTGTTCTGTAGAACCAGTTCTTTTACTATGTCTTACTAAAGAATCAAACCATTCTTCTTCATCTTTTCTGATTGTTAATATAAATTTACTTGAAGGGTATTTAAAATATAATTCTTTATAAATAAGTGGCCATGGCCAATCTTCAAAAATTTCAAATTTATCAGCGATTTTATATACTTTATTTATGTTATTTTTTGCTATTTTAATATTTCTTATATTCGGTTTGCAATAAAGTTTGTAACCTAATAAACAAAAATATTTACCAAGCGAGGATGTTCCTGTTTTATTTAATCCTATACCGAATATTTTTTTTTTCATTATATATATATATTATAATTCTTTAAGAGTATCATTAATAATATTAAGACTAAAGTCTATTTCTTTTCTATTTATTATTAATGGTGGGCTAAATCTTATTATGTTATCGTGGGTAGTTTTTGCAATAATACCTTTTCTAAGAAGCAATTTTGAAAACCTATCAGCCACATTATTTTCATAAAATTCAACAGCATTTAATAAACCTCGCCCCCTAACTTCTTTAATTTTAAAATCATCTATTAAAGAATTTAAAGTTTCTCTGAAATATACACCTTGGTTATAAGCGTTTTCGATTAAATGCTCCTCTTTAAGAATATCAATAGATTCCATCGCTATACGGCACCCAAGGGGATTTCCTCCAAATGTCGAACCATGCGTCCCAGGAGTAATAACTTCCATTACATTATTATCCGCCAGAACAGCAGATACGGGCATAATCCCACCCCCCAGAGCCTTTCCTAAAACTAAAATATCTGGCTTTACTTCATCATAATCGCAGGCTAACATTTTACCCGTTCGCCCCATTCCTGTTTGTACTTCATCGGCAATCATTAAAATATTATTTTTTTCGCAGATAGATTTAATTTTTTTAAGGTATCCGTTTTCGGGGATAATTATTCCCGCTTCCCCCTGGATTGGTTCTAACATAATAGAAACTATATTTGGATTTTGTTTAATACATTCTTCAAAACTTTCTATACAATCGTAGTCTATTAATTTAAATCCTTCATTATAGGGTCCAAAATTAGTATAACAAATAGGATCAGAGGAAGAAGAACAAGCAGATATTGTTCTCCCCCAAAAATTATTGTTACAAAATAAATTAATAGCTTTATTTGGCTCTACTTGTTTTTTTTCATATCCCCACTTTCTTGCAATTTTAATAGCCGTTTCTCCTGCTTCAACCCCAGTATTCATAGGAAGGACTTTATCATAGTTAAATTCTTTTGTAATTTTTTCAGCATATTCACCTAAAAGATTATTATGCATAGCTCTACTAGTGAGTGTTAATTCGTGTAATTGTTTCTTAGCTACATTTACAAGTCTTTTATGGTTGTGTCCATGATTTACAGCAGAGTACCCAGATACAAAATCGATATATTTTTTATCTTCAACGTCGGTTAAATAAATACCAGCTGCTTTTTTTATACAGACATTAATAGGTTTATAATTATTAGCTCCGAATTTAAGTTCTTTTTTAATAATAGATAGCATATAACTAATTAAAGTTTAAGTTAATTTTAATTAATTTATAAAATTTCAGATATTTGATAATTTATTGTATACTACAAATCCAGTCCCATTAACAATAAAAGCCCTTACTAAACAAACAGTTAATCCATTCCATAAATTACCATGATTAATAGCAGATCCGATTGTGTCGAATTGGTAGGATTGTATTCGTGTTTTAACTACATCTATGGGAAATGTGAAAAACCAAGATAACACACCAGCGATACCACCCGATAGAAAGGCGTTCATTTCATTATTTTTTTCTAAATAATTCATAGAACTGTAATAAGTAGTAAAATATATATATAAGTAGATGGTATTTCTCTTCCACAAGTTGCATATAATCCTCGGTATAAATGTAATTTTTTATAGGACTTATTTTTGATTTGTTTATTTATTTTGAGAACATCTATAGGGCATAAAATCATCCCACTCAGTAATCCAGCGCCTAAACCCGCGATCATATTATTATGATAAATATCATTTAAATATTGATATGTCCCGAATTGAATTGAATTGAATATCCCCGAACCACACATGGGATATATCATACCACGATACAAGCCGCGAATATTTAATGTATTATAATTAATATTATTTTTTGTTTGACGTAATATTTTTAATGTATCAAAGGGGTGCCCAATTAATGTTTGAGCTATACCAACTATAATTCCATTTAAATAATCGTTTAGCATATAAGAATGATATTAATATACTATAACACAATTTTCAGAAATAAAGTTTAAAATTTAATTAATTTTGATAAATAATATTAATTTATAAATTAATGTATTATATAAGGTAATATGATGTCATTTCCAGTAACATTAACATTTAATACCAAGGAGGAGTATGATTCATATTTGTTAGAACATAGGGGTTATATAGAAAACCTATTTTACACAGAAGAAGAGCGAGCGGAGAGAGAGAGCAAAGTAGGTGAATTGACCGAAAAACTCCATAAAAGTTTAGAAGTAAATAATAATTATATTGAAAAAATAGAGAAATTAGAAGAGCTTGTAGAACTTTCACAAAAAAGAGACGTTGGGGAATGTTCTGTTTACAAGGGGGAATTTTGTGAAAAGGCAACGGAGATGATATTAAATGAATCTTTTGGAGAGAAATTTGAAATTGATGGGAGTAAAGTTAAAGAAAAAATGGATATTAGAATGATTAGTAAAGAAAAAGATTATTGTATAGGAATTGAATTAAAAGAGAAAAAAAAATTAACAAAAAAAGACGATTTAGATAAATTTTTAAGAGATAAGACTGTAAATGATTTCAAGGGTTCTGTTTTTATAAGTACTCAAGCACCTATAGGAAATATAGTAGAAGAAAAGGATACATTTAAAATTAAGGGAGATACTTTATATATATATTCGGCGAACACCGAATTAATTATAATTATTATGCATGTTTATATTCAATATTTGGAGTTAGAGCAAAATGATGAAAAAAATATTTTAAACGAGCGAACAGATATGATAGTAAGCTTATATAATGGATGGTGTAATTTTAAAAAATATGCAGCAAGTCAGGACAAACTGTATACTAAATATTTAAAAGACATAGGGATAAATTTATCAAATGGGCATATATATTTAGTCTCTAAAAGCAAATGTAAGTGTAATAAAATCCCTTATTAAATATCACAATCAAGGTAAAACCCCTGTCGTTTACTGCAATATTCGTCAGGTTTTAAAAGAGAGTTTTCATAATAATTTTTCCATTTATTAATTATTTTTAATACGTCCTCATCATCTAGATTTTTATTTTTAAATGTTTTATACACCGTTTCCCACCAAGTAAAATTTTCTTGGACACCGTGTTCTTCGATTGCGTCGTGGGTCCATACAGAGTAAGAAGGTAATTTAACTTGATGGATTGTCTGAAGCACGTGATTGCGAGCCAAAGATTCAGGCACCATTTTAATAAAATAAATTTTATATTGAATGATAAATCAAATTTATTTAAGGTGTTAGAAAATCTATAAGAGTAGAAATAGAATCGAGTTCCTTTCCAGAGTAATTAAATGCATATCTGCTATGGCTTTTAGGCCATTTTTCAAAATTCCAAGAAGGGCTTTTCAGAGAAGAATATCTGTCGGGGTCATGTTGTTTTTTTAAAGATGGAGTTGTTAACCAACCCTTTCCATATACATGTGGCCCGCTACCTTCTAGGATACATAGAATAGTAGTTTTATAATAGAAACTATACCAACGACATTCCCCACCTTTACTTTTTTTTAGAAAATAGTCGTCGTCACCAGTGTAACTTTCTAAAAAGGTATAAACCTTCTCAAATGCTTCTTGATCGCCTATGGGAATTTTCATGGAATTTTCGGAATCCTCGTCGTCTTCTACATCCTCTTCCTCGTCGTCTTCTATAAGTATTATTTCGTCTGAATTATCGATGTCCTCGCCCTCGTCGTCTTCTACATCCTCTTCCTCGTCGTCTTCTATAAGTATTATTTCGTCTGAATTATCGATGTCCTCGCCCTCCCCGTCGCCCTCAACCGCGTTACTACTATTACCCACAATTATATTTTTTTCTAAAATATCCTCCTCGATAAGATATACCGTCTTAGTTTCGGGGGTCATATCATTTGAATAATTAAAATATTCGGAAGGACGCTCTTTTATTTTATTAAGATGATATAATAATCTTCTTTTTTCCATAATAGGTACCCGTCCTTTAAAATCTATTTTATATACATCGGTGATAATATTAATTAATTCTTCATAATTCCAATGCCCCAAAATGTTTATAAATCCATCACCGAATCGTAAATGAGTAAGCCACTTCTCACAAGTATCCATATTTGATGTTTTTAGAAGTAAGGTTTTTAATAATAAAAAATAATTTATATGATTTATCAAATTTTTATCGTTTACGTTTAATTATATTATATGAAGCTAGATTTACTTCTTTTTGGGTAGATTTATTAAACCAATCCTTTTCATGCCAAAACACATCTGAATTAGATAAACAAATTAAGTTGGGGTTGTAACCTTTTGATTTACAAAGTTTTACTAGTTCACGACTAGGAGTTACAAATTTAAACATGGAGCACGAATCTGGCATAGAATTAACATATTCTAGAAATTCATTTTCCAGGTTAAACGATGGGAAATCTGGGTCAGAAACATCAGGGCGCACTTGTACTATTTTAGAAGACATTTTTGTGTTTAAAATGATAACATATAAATAATAAATCAAATTTTTTTAAATCGCACGTAATATGTAATAGCAATTGAAATTATGTAAATAAAAAATATGAGATAAGTTATTTTAATGGAATTCTGGTTATTTTTTTCTAAACCTAAAATCTCCAGTGGAAAATCTAAAATAGTATGTTTATCTTTAAGAAATCTATGTTCTAAACGAGTTATAAAACAACCATTAAATAAAATAAATAATATTATAACGACTATTATTGTTATGATAGACATAATAACAATTTGGTGTGGACAAAATACTATTGTGAAATAAAACCAAAAGGGCAAAGAATAATGTATAGAACGGATTAAATATCCTATAGTATCATTAGAAACGGGGATTTTTAGAATAATATTTTCTAAAAAATCTATAAATCTTTTAGACCGTTGCTTACTTAACATTATATTAGTAAATCATTTTTAATTTCTAATTCTAATGAGAACGCAATATCCATATGATTTAAATTTATAATTAATCCTTCGGGTGAAAGTAATTTAATACTAAGCTTTCTTATATTAACTGGATTGGCGTATATACGAGTTTGCGTTTCATACATGTCGGTATTAATAATATTATAATTGCTACTATTAACTCTTATTATCGCTATAATGTTACCAACTACAGAAGATTCCTTTAAATTTCCTATAATTAATTCTGCTCCAGAATAATTTTTATCATCTACAGCAAGATATAAATATTTATAAATATCGGCATTAAAGACGCCTTCGCTAATATATTTATTTCCCCCAGAGTATTTATTTTTCCTAAATCCTAACATCCAACCTAAAGAATGAAATAAGTCAGATTTAGAGTCATCTTCCAAAATAGTAAGTTCAAAACTGCGCGCATCTTTCGATTCAATCGTAGAAAACCCGGTCGAAGAATCTATTGACACTAGATACCCAGAAGCAGATGCTCCGAATTGTGAGATAGGTTGTTCCGTAGTATAAAGGTTTTTTAGTGATTTGGGGATACTTTGATTATTGTAATTTCCATCTGGAAGAATATAACTTTGTTCATTTACCTTAATTGTATTATTGCCGAATATTTTAGAAACATTATGCCAAGTATTAGGGAGCTGAATATTAGAAAGTTTCATACTAATAACATTTTTAATAGGATAATTCAGATCTATAGTAAAGTTTGTACTTAACGTGGAATTATAATTTTTTCTAAACATAGAATCAATATTTATAACACGCATACCATTCATTTATAATTAATAAATATATAAAATAGTATTTAATTGCGCGTTTCCATTATAAATTAAATAACATATATAATATAATAATGGGAGAGTCTACTACAGGATGGGTTGGTGGTGCTGATTTATCAGAAGAAATAGAAGACGGTATAGAAAGCTTAAAGATTAGCTTAATGCAGACGTTGGTAATGCTTGACAGGCAGGTTTCAGATGAAAATAAAAAAACACTAGACGAAATAATTAATTTAAAAAATGATTTATCAGGAGGTTTAGCGTCGATACGAACTGGGATAGATACGGTTGGGATTGATGTTTCAGGGAGTATACAACAAATGGGTAATTTACTGCATACCGATTTATCTGGTGTATCTGATAGTTTAGCAACATTAGGAACA